AGCGGACCTGGTGTGGCTGGTGCGTAAGTGGCGCGCAGCGATGGCGGCTGCGGCTTTGGCGGTGTTGTGCGCGGGCGCGCCGGGGGCGGTTCACTTTTTGTCACGAGCGTGGAAGGTGGAACCGAAGCGGATCGACGACAAGGAGATTCCGGGCGAACCGATTGCGCGATGGTTGAACCAGGAGCGGGCAAGCGGACGGGTGATGGCCGTGGGCGAGTTGGAAGGGGAGTTGTTGCTTTGGTCGAACACGGCGCAGGTGGGCGGGCCGGACACGGGCACGTCCAATGTGCTGACACTGGGGGCGAGGCGGCAGATCGCATTTGGATGCGAGACGAATGCGGAGAGGATCGCGGAGTTGTGGCTGCGGGCGCTGAACGTGCAGTATTTCGTGGTGCACGGCGCGAGTTCGCGCGAGCACTTTCACTGGTTCTCGCAACCGGAGAAGTTCGACGCGCTGCCGGTGGCGTGGGACAACGGCGCGGGGGATAGAATCTACCGGGCGCCGGGCTACGGCGGCGGCGATGCCGTGGTGGTGGATCTGGCGGCCATGGGGCGGCTTCCGAAAATTCGATCGACGGCCGATGCGGAGTCGCTTGCGGCATACGATGCATGGGCCGTAGGCAAGCGGGACGCGCGGATTCGATGGGTTGCGCCGGACCGGGCGACGATCGATGCGCCGCTCGGGCAGGATGAGGGAGTGCTGGTGAAGACGAGTTACGACCGCGGATGGGGAGCGAGCGGAGCGGCGACAGAAACGGATCCCATTGGATTCCTGGTAATTCGACCGGAATGGCAGCGACGGCGGTTCACGTTGCGTTTCGGGGCGGCGTGGGACGTATGGCTGGGGCGCGGGATCACTCTGGTGACGATACTGCTGTTGTTTTCGCGCATGCCGCGGCACTGGATTGCGGCGATGGCGCTGGGGCCGGCGATGGCGGCGGTGGCAATTCTTTACTGGCCGAGTGCGCGGAAGGCGGATGTGGCCGAGGAGGCTTTCCTCCGCATCCAGCCGCCCACGATCAATCCGGCGGGCATTATCGACGCGCAGACCTATGAGCAGCCTCCGTTGGGGCGCGGCCGGCTGATCACGGTGTGGGGAGCGAATTTCGGATCGAACTCGGACAAGCGCACGCTGTGGGTTGGGGGACACCCAGCCGAGATTGTGAACAGCGGACGATACACGATCACCTTCCGGATGCCGGACGACGCGGGGCCGAAAGCAGCGGTGAGCGTCGAAGTGAACGGGTGCGCGGGGAATGAGTTCACGGTGGCAGTGCGGTAGACCACGCCACGTACGGCCGGGGACCGGAAGAAACAGCGTTCACCGGGAATTTCCAACTGTATTCGCCGACTTATCAGCGACTTAGATAATTCCTTTCCGCTTTCTCGCAATCGGGCTGGTATTCTCCGGTCGTGTGAGGAGGGCTTGTGACAGTCACATCGGCTGAAGCAAGGGTGAAAGACCCAGAGTCGCGGTCTGCAGCGCGGGAACAGGAGTCGGAACCAGTTATCAGCGTGTCTTCGCGCAGCAAGATTGCGAGGTTACTGAGGAAGGTGGAAGAGCAACTGGAAGAAGAAACATCGAGGGCGAGTTTAGGGGATTTCATTCGACTTGTGCAACTGGAGAGAGAACTGGCGGACGAGGAATTACCGAAGGAGATCAGAGTGACATGGGTGGAAACTCCGACGGCGTCCGAATCCGGGAAATAAAGTACCGCCCGCTGCCGTCGCAGAAGCACTTTCACGAATCGACGGCGCGGTTCAAGGGGTTTTCTGGACCGATTGGATCGGGTAAGAGTCAGGCGCTCTGTCATGAAGCAATACGTCTTAGTTATCAAAACCCAGGAAGGCTGGGACTAATTGGAGCGCCGACTTACCCGATGTTGCGGGATGCGACATTGGCGAGTTATGCCGAGATACTGAGCGCTAATCAGATCCCGTACGAGTACAACAAGGCAGAGAACCTGCTGACGATGAAGGACACGGGTTCGAGGATCCTCTTTCGTTCGCTGGATGAGTTTGAACGGCTGCGCGGGACCAACCTCGCTTGGTTCGGCGTGGATGAGCTGACGTACACGGCAGAGGAATCGTGGCTGCGGCTGGAGGGCCGTTTACGCGACCCCCGGGCCGGCCGGCTGTGCGGTTTCGGAGTATGGACGCCCAAAGGGTACGACTGGGTGTTCCGGCGTTTCATCCGGGACCCTATCGCGGGGTATGAAGCGGTCATTGCGACACCATACGAAAACCGGTACCTGCTGGACAAGGTGCCGGATTTTTACGCGCGTCTGAAGAGAAGCTATGACGCGCGGTTCTTCGAGCAGGAAGCGCTGGGGACATACCTCAGCATGAACAGCGGGCTGGTTTATCAGGCTTTCGACCGGCTGGTGAACGTGAAGAAGGTGACGCTGGATCCGCGGCGAGCATTGCTATGGGCGATGGATTTTAACGTCGATCCCATGAGTTCGGTGATTGTTCAGCAATGGGGCGAGAGGATTCTGGTGCTGGATGAGATCGTGCTGGCGGAAGCGAGCACGCAAGAAGCTTGTACGGAGTTTAAATCGCGATATCCGCAGCATGTGGCGGGAGTGGTGGTTTATGGGGACGCCTCGGGCAATGCGAGGCAGACGACGGGCCCGAGCGATTACGCGGTGGTAGCCGACTTCCTTAAGCGAAACGGCTACAAGAGGGCGAGGCGGAAGGTCCCGACCAGCAACCCGCCGGTGCGCGAACGGGTGGCACTGATGAACGCGTGGCTGAAGGCGGCGGACGGGGAGACGCGAATGTTGATCGATCCACGCTGCAAGGAACTGATCCGGGACTTTGAAGAGGTGGCTTTCAAACCGGAGAGCACAGTGATCGATAAAGATCGCGATCCGAAGCGCTCGCACTTGTCGGACGCGCTCGGATATCTGGTGTGTGAGGAATGCGGAAAGCAGGCGCCATTCGGAGAGCAGGCGCGGCGGCTGCTGTAGTCGAGGGAACCATGGACAAGGGCATTGCCGAGATCGTTCGCGAGCATCCGGAATACCGGCTGAGAAAGCCGACGATGAAGACGCACCGGGACCTGTACGCGGGCGGCGAGCAACTGAAAGCGAACGCAGCGGATTACCTGATACGGCGAAGCCGCGAGCCGAACGACGTTTACGCGGAGCGTCTGGGGCGGGCCTTCTACGAAAACTACGCAGGATCGATCATCGACTGGTACACGGCGACGCTTTTCCGGAGGGAGCCGGTGCTGACATTCGAAGGAAAAAACGACAGCGCCCGGAAGTTCTTCGGCAGTTTTATCGGGGATTGCGATCTGCGCGGGACGCACTTCGTGGAGTTTCTTCGCAACCGCTTTATCGAAGCGCTGGTGTTTGGGCGGAGCCACATTCTGATCGACTTTCCGCGGGCGGGAGCAGCGGAGACGCGGGGAGAAGAAGACGCGACGGGAATATCGCGAGCTTATCTGCTGCACTACACGCCGGAGGAACTGATCAACTGGAGCTACGACGAGCACGGCAACTACGAGTGGGTGGTGCTGCGGAGCGGGGGACTCCGAAAGCGGAATGCCGAGGACGCGAACTGGACGATGGAGACGCGATGGGCTTACTACGACAAGGAGACGTTCCGGATTTACGGTGAACGCCGTCCGGCGTCGGCGATGCCCTCGTGGACGTGGGACGACGCGGGCAGGCAGGCGGAGCTACTGGACACGGGAAGGCACGGGCTGGCGAAGCTGCGGCGAGTGCCGGTGGTGGACGTGGCGGTGCCCGAGGGCCTGTGGCTGATGAACAAAGCAGCGCTGCTGCAGCTGGAGCACTTCAATAAATCGAACGCGCTGTCATGGGCGCTGACGATGGGACTCTTCTCAATGCCGGTGGTCTATTCGGACCGGGACTGGAACCAGTTACTGGGCGAGTCCTATTATCTGCAACTGGGGAAGGACGACAAGTTCGGGTGGACGGAGCCGCAGGGGCACGTTTTCCAGATTGCAGCCGATAACCTGGCGCGGCTGCAGCAGGAGATCTACCGGGTGTGCTACACGGCGCAGGCGGGGGGAGATCTGGGCGGAAGCAGCGTGCAATCGGGCCTGAGCAAGCAGCGGGATTTCTCGATCACGCAGGAAGTGCTGCGAGCATACGGCGACGCGACGAAGGACGCGATGCGGCGGGTGCTGACGGCGATCGATGCGGCGCGCGAGGACGGGCTGTGCATCGATGTATCCGGAATGGATGAATTCGACATCGGCGACTTCGGGACGGAGCTGAGCGACGCGCGAGAGTTGCTGGCGCTGGGAATGAACTCACCGACCCTGAAGAAGCAGGTATTCAAGCGGCTGGCGCTGAAGTATCTGTGCGACAGCCGGCAGGACATCAAGGACAGGATCGCGCGGGAAATCGAAGAAGGCGTAGCGGAGAGAGCCACAGGCTGAAGCCTGTGCTACCCGGGCCGCCGGAAGGAACAGGAGAGGTGCGCATGAACGAAGAGGCAGCGGAACCAAAGGACGACATCAGGAGCATCATCCGGGGAGCGATCGAGGAGTTCGTGCGCTCGGAACAGACGCGGACGGAACCGGCATACAAGACGGAGCTACTGGATGAGCGGAAGCGCCGGGAGCAACTGGAGCAGCGAGTGAACGAGCTGGTGGCGGAAAACGAGCGGAGCCGGGCGACGGCCGAGCGAGCGCAGCGCGATTCGGCACTGCGGAGCGAGCTACAACGGCTTGGCGTGAGCAAGGTGGATCTGGCATTCCGCGCGCTGAAAGAGGACGTGCAACGAACGGCGGACGGGCGATTGGTGGCGCGAACTCCGGAGGGGGATGTGCCGCTGAGCGACTATCTTTCGCGATTTGTCAGCGAGAATCCGGAGCTGCTACCGGCGCGGATGTCGGGGGGCTCAGGGATGGAGCCGATGGCGCGGCCGGCGGTCACGAATACGGCGATCGATCTGGAAAGAATTCGTCCGGGGATGAATCCGGACGAGCTAGAGCGGGCACGGCAGGAAGTGGCGCGTCTCGCTTCGCAGACCCTCAAGGGGTTGTAGATGGACTCGCGGAGTCCTGTCAGGAGAGAAAGAGGAAACCATGTCAACAACGGCAATTACACCGACCAACGTGGCGAACGCAATCGTCAAGCTGGTTGCGGTGGACGCCCTGCCCGCACTGATGGGAAACCTGGTGATGGGCAATCTGGTGAACCGCGATTATGAGCCGGAACTGGCTCAGACGGGCGACACAATCAACATTCCGATGCCGGCGACGCTGGTGGCGAACAACATCGCGGCCGGCGGGACGGTGCAGGCGCAGAACCCGAATCTGGGGAATGCGCAGATTGTTCTGAACACGCACGCCGAGGCGACGTTCCAGATTCCGGATGTGACCAAGGTGCTGGCGGTTCCGGACCTGCTGCGGCTGTACATGCAGCCGGCGGTGATCGCGCTGGCGGAACGGATTGAGACGGACCTGCTGAACCTGGCCGCCCAGTTCACGGCGAACGGGGCGGTGGGGACACCGGGCACGGCGCCGACGGAGGAGACGGTTGACGCGGCGGAGACGGCACTGTTCCAGGCGAAGGTGCCGGCGAGCGCGACGCGCTACCTGGTGGTGGACTCGAATGCCTATTCGGCTCTTCGCCAGATTCCGAGATTCAGCGAGTTCTCGTCGGCGGGCGAGGCGGGGCTGCGGGCGCTGGTGGACGGCACGGTTGGGAAGATGAAAGACTTCTTCATTCTTCGCTCGCAGTTTGTGCCGAAATCGGGGAGCGCGCCGGTGGTGACCAACAATCTGGCGTTCACGAAGAACGCGATCGGGCTGGTGGTTCGCCGGCTGCCGAAGCCGCTTCCGGGAACGGGGGGCGTGGCCGAATACGCGGAGATGGGGAACTTCGGCATTCGCGTGGTGATGAGCTATTTGCCCAACACGCTGACGCAGCAGTTCACGGTGGACGTACTGTATGGGTGCGCCGTGCTGCAGAACAAGTGCGGCGTGCAGGTGTATTCGTAGCGGATTCCGTGGCGGCCGCGCGGCGGCGACGGCATGGCCACAGCCATGACAACAGGGGAGACGACAATTGTCTCCCCTGTTCTTTTTGAGGAGCACGATTGTGGATCTGACAGCGTTCTATCGAAAAATCGCGGAAGTGGAAGCGCAGATCGGCGGCGATCATGCGGTGGTGGTGAGCAACGAGACGGCCGATGGAGGACGAAGCGGACGTACGGCGAGCGTCGCCAAGGAAGTTGCGGCGCGGATGGTGGTGGAAGGGAAGGCCCGGCTGGCAACGCCAGAGGAAGCGGCGCAACATCAGGGGGAGATGGCGCGGGCGGTGGAAGCCGCGAAGAAGCGCGAGTTATTGGGGCGAGCGCAGGTGCGGCTTCTTTCGGACGGAGATATCGAAGCCCTGAGGGGCGCGCTGCGGCCGGCGAGGAATTCCTGAGGACGCCATGGCGCTCTTTAACGACGGGCCAATCAATCGGACAGACGAGCTGCTGCAGTTCGACAGTTCGGCGATGGACACCGCGGCGCTGGAAGGCGTGGACACGGAGGCGCAGATCGCGAATGCGCAGACGGCGATCGGGGTGGAGATCCTGACGTTCCTGCTGGACAACGAACCGGCCGATCCGCTCTTCGGCAGTGCGACGGGCGGGCGACGGCGGAGGCTGGGAACGAGCGATGTGGTGGTGACCGCCGAGTTGAAGCGGTGGCACGCGTTTCAGACGCTGCACGGGATTTATCGCGACGCTCTGGGGCATCAATCGAACGACCGGTACGAGTGGAAATTCGAGGAGTTCGGCAAGCTGACCAGGGACGCCAAGTGGAGGTGCCTCGGAATCGGCATTGGACTGGCAGCCGATCCGATGGCACGGGCGGCGGCGCCGCAGATCACGATGGTGGCAGGCGGAGGGAGCGCGGGGAGCTTGTATTTTGCAGCCGCATTCGTGAATGCGAGCGGACAGGAAGGCGCAGCCAGCAGCGCCACGGAGGCAACCGTGCAGGAGGGCATGCAGGCGCGGGTGACCGTCAATTGCGTTCCCGAAAATGCCCGAGGCTGGAACGTGTACGCGGGCATCAGCCCGACGTCGCTGATGCGGCAGAACAGCACGGCGCTGGATATCGGGGCGGGGTGGCTGCAGCCGGCGCTGATCGTAGCCGGGGATGCACCGGGCGAAGGGCAAAGGCCGAGCTTCCACGCCGTACAGAATCAAATCGTCCGCAGGGGGTAGCCGTGGGGCTGGCGAGCACACTGGCAGTTCAGAAGACGGTGGGGTTGCTGAGGGGCGATACCGGACTGGCGGCGACGGGTCCGGAGATTGCGCTGATGTCGGGCACCACGTTGCCGGCGATAACCGCAAAGCAAGTTGTGGCGCAGAACGTCTCCGCGGAACTGATTGCGAAGAGCAGCAGCCCGCCATATCCGGTTTTCTAT